GCCGCCTACCTGAGAATTATCGCATCCATATTGCCGAAGGATATCAATGTCAACGAAGAGCACAGATTCGACCTCAGTGGAATCACTGATAGCGACCTTGCCGCCCTCGACACTGTCCTTGCTCTCCTCGCAAGTAAGAGGGGAGAACATCCGGCGGAGAGCGTCAGCCAGCTTAACTGACTACGCCCAGGCGATTGATGTGCCTGGAAAGCCCGTCAGTGAAGACCCTGACGAGTGGATCTTCAGCACGGTAGAGACAGGGCTGGCCGCACACCACCGGCTGCTGCTCGAGAAGCTGCAGCTGGTCTTCGAGGGTGAGATCCAGCGGCTGATGATCTTCATGCCGCCAGGGTCGGCCAAATCGACCTATGCCTCGGTGGTGTTTCCATCCTGGGCCATGGGCAGGACACCGGGCCTGCAGATCATCCTGGCAAGCTACGGCTCGGACCTGGCCAGAAAACATGGCCGGCGGACCCGTCAGGTGGTCAAGAGCAAGCGTTACAAGGAGATCTTCAATACCGAGATCCTCCAGGACAACCGGGCAGCCGATGAGTGGGCGCTCGATAACGGTTCAGAGTATATGGCCGGCGGCATCCTCTCGGGGCTGACCGGCAACCGGGCCGATGGGATCATCACCGATGACCCCGTCAAGGGACGCCAGGAGGCCGATTCAGAGGCCACCCAGCGCAATGTGAAGGCAGCCTACGATGATGACCTCAAGACCCGGCTAAAGCCCGGAGGATGGGAGATCATCATTCAGACGAGGTGGAATGAACGAGATCTATCTGGACAGATCCTCCCTGAAGATTACAGTGGTGAATCAGGATGGATCGATTGCCGCGATGGACAAAAGTGGTACGTATTATGCCTACCAGCTATCTGCGATACCGAGGGCGATCCGCTTGGCCGTGAACTCGGAGACATTCTCTGGCCCGAGTGGTTCACCAAGGAGCACTTCGCCAGGTTCCAGAACAATCCGCGGACTTGGTCGGCGTTGTATCAGCAGCGCCCGCAGCCTGATGAGGGCACTTACTTTCAGCGGGACTGGTTTCACTGGTACGAACCAGACAACCCACCGAAACACCTGAGGAACTACGGGGCATCGGACTACGCCGTCACCGAGGACGGTGGCGACTACACCGAGCACGGGATCTTCGGGGTTGACCCGGATGAGGACATCTACATCCTCGACTGGTGGTGGGGCCAGACCGCGGCTGATGAGTGGATCGATGCCAAGTGCGCCTTGATCCAGGAACACAGGCCGCTCCTCTGGGGTGGTGAGGCCGGGGTGATCAGGAAGTCGGTTGAGCCGTTCATGATCAAGCGTATGCGCGAGTTGAAGGCGTATTGTCGGATCGAGTGGGTTCCCTCGGTGAGAGACAAGCCAACCAGGGCCAGGGGGTTCCAGGCACGGGCATCGATGGGCAAGGTCTACCTCCCCAACAACGAGGCAGGACACCGCCTCCTGGACCAGCTGCTACGGTTCCCAGCCGGCGCCTATGACGATGCCGTGGATGTCTGCAGCCTGTTCGGACAGTTACTGGACCAGACCATACCCGGGATGGTTGACAAGGCCATACCGGAAGTCGAGACAGACGTCTGGGGCCGTAAACGGAAAGAGGAAGGATCTTGGAAGACAGCGTAAAGACTACCGACGAAGATGTGCTGCTCGATAAGCTGATCACCTGGTATGACAACTCGGAGACGGCGACCGAGGACTCTCGCCTGCTCTCGGAGCGGGACCGGGACTACTACGATCACAAGCAGCTGACCGCAGAGGAGATCTCGACCCTCAAGGCCCGCGGCCAGCCCGTGATCCAGATCAACCGGATCAAGCCGAAGGTGGACTTCCTGCTGGGCATGGAGCGGCAGATGCGCTCGGATCCCAAGGCCTACCCCAGGACACCGAAGCACGAGGACGATGCCGAGGCGGCCACCGACTCCCTGCGCTATGTGCTCGAGAACAACGACTTCGACTACACCCGGTCAGAGGTCTTCGAGAATATCCTGGTCGAGGGAACCGGCGGTGTTGAGATCCTGGTCCAGCGCAAGAAGAAGGGCGTTGAGATCGTCATCAACCAGTACCCCTGGGACCGTCTCTTCTGGGACCAGCACTCCAGGCGCCGCGACTTCTCGGATGCCAAGTACAAGGGGGCCGTGGTCTGGATGGACCTCGATGATGCCAAGGAACTGGGCAATGTTGAGGCCGTTGAGGTGGCCCTGGCAGAGGAGACGGCCAGCGACACCTACGACGACGCACCCCGGGCCAACTGGGTGGACAAGGGCCGCAAGCGGATCAAGTTGTGCTCGATGTGGTACCAGGTCAAGGGTGAGTGGCACTGGGCGATGTTCACCAAGGGTGGCTTTGTGCAGGGTCCGATGGTGTCACCCTTCAAGGACGAGGATGACGAGCCAGAGTGCGGGTTGGAGATGCAGTCTGCCTTTGTGGACCGTGACGGTAACCGCTACGGGGCCGTGAGGACACTGATCGATCCCCAGGACGAGATCAACAAGCGCCGCTCGAAGTCGCTCCACCTGCTGACCATGCGCCAGACGATTGGCGAACAGGGCGCCGTGGACAGCGTTGACCAGGCCAAGCGTGAACTGGCCAAGCCGGATGGGCATGTCGAGGTCCAGCCGGGCCTGCGCTTCGAGATCGCCTCCACCAATGACCTGGCCCAGGGGCAGCTTGCGTTGCTACAGGAGGCCAAGAACGAGATCGATACCATCGGCGCCAATGCCGCCCTGCAGGGTAAGGATGACAAGAACATGTCCGGGCGCGCGCTGATGGCCCGGCAGCAGTCAGGGCAGACCGAACTGGGTCCGATATTCGACTCACTGAGATCCTGGCAGAAGCGGGTCTACCGCCAGGTCTGGAACCGTATCCGGCAGTTCTGGACCGAGGAGAGATGGGTCCGGGTGACCGATGACAACAAGGGGCTGAAGTTCGTGTCCCTGAACCGTCCGATCCTGGCCCGGGAGGAGATGGAGCAGCAGTTTGGCCCGACGCCGCCGCAGTACGAGGGCGACCCCAGGCTCGATATCCAGGTCGGGATGGAGAACAATATCTCCGAACTCGATGTGGACATTATCCTGGAGGATGCACCGGACACGATCACCATCCAGCAGGAGCAGTTCGAGGTGCTAGCCCAGATCTACCAGGCCAACCCGCAGGCTATTCCCTTCGAGATGATCATCGAGGCATCCCAGCTTCGCAACAAGGACCAGATCCTTGAGCACCTGAGCGGCGGCGCCACCGACGAGGAGAAGGAGCAGCGCCGTAAGCAGCAGCAGCAGGAGCAGCAGGAGGCGGCCCAGATTATGAAACAGGCCAAGATCGTCGAGATCGAGAAGGACAAGGCGCTGGCGGCAAAGGCCCAGGCCGATGCCCAGGTGGATCAGTTCAAGGCCGAGACGGAGCGCATGAAGGCAACACAGCCCCAGATCCAGACGGATAACCGGGACGAACTGGCCCTGAAACGCTACGAGATCGAACTGAACGCTCGCAAGGAACTCAGGATGAAAGAAATTGATCGTGAGATCGCTGTTATTGAGTCATCTCAGCTGATCAGCGCGCCGCAAGAATAGATTAACCCGTCGCCGGGGTTTCCGGGCGTTCCTGTCGCCGAGGTACGGGCGTTGCATGTTATGTGCAAGGAGAGAAAGTGATGAGTGAAAATCTTGATGACATCCTAGATGGTAACGATGCAGAGCCACCGGAAGAGACTCCACCTACCGACGAGACACCGCCGGCAGAGGAGACACCACCAGAGGAGCCTGCAGTCGAAGCCGAGGGCGATAAACCCGCTGAAGAAGCGAAGCCAGATGTGTCGCCGGCATCTGTGGAGAACAAGGTTGATGACGAGGTTACTGCACTAAGGGCAGAACTTGCTCGGATCAGAGCCAAGAATCGTGACATGGAGGAGGCCAATCAGCAGGCACAACCGCCGGTTGAGAAGCCAGACTTCTTTGAAGATCCAGACGGTGCGCTTCAGAACCTGGAGCACAACGTCGATCAGAAAATCACGAGGGTGAAGATCGATATGTCTGAGAGTCAGGCGAGGGCACGGCACGAAGATTTCGATGATAAGGCCAAGACGTTTAGCGAACTGGCTGCAGAGAATCCCGCGCTGTGGAATCAAATGGCTGCAGACCCGGACCCGGCTGAATTTGCGTACAAGTATGCGAAGGAAACCACCCGCCTGAAAGAGGTCGGCAACATCGACGAATTTGAGGCAAGGATCCGGGCAGAAGAGCAGGCGAAATACGCCGAGATGGAGAAGCGGCTGAAGGCACTTGAGGCAGGAGATACCCCGTTACCAGGATCACTTTCCGATACACGGGCGACAGGGGGCAACAGTCCCCCGTCAGTAGGAAATGAATCGCTGGACGATGTAGTGGGGGCGGATGCTTCCCACCGTTGACCGGCATAACGAGGAATAACTAATGGCTAATACATCAACAGCCTCTGAGTTAGTCGTCACTAAATTCCTTAGTGACTTCTTCAAGGAGTACATTCGTGAAAACCGCTTCAGTAAGTACACTGGAACGGGCGTGAACAACATCATCAATATCAAGGAAGGCCGCAAGATCATCGAGGTTCCGTTGGTCACACGCCTGAAGGGTAATGGTGTCAGTGGTTCAAGCACCCTGCGCGGCAACGGCGAGGCAATTGGCAACTACGGCCATGCGCTGACCCCGACCTACTACCGCCACGCGGTTGAGTTCGACAAGGAAGAGATGGAGAAACCGGCCATCGACCTGATGGGTGCGGCGCGTCCGCTCCTGATGGATTGGGCGAAGGAACTGACTCGGGATCACATCATCGATGCGATGATGGCGATCCATAACGGGACCAGCTACTTCGAGTACAAGGACGCCACCGAGGCGCAGTGCGATTCCTGGCTGCAGAACAACGCTGACCGCGTTCTCTTCGGTGCCCTGAAGTCCAATGCCGGTACGGCAGGTTCTGAAGATCATTCCGCTGGTGTGGTTGCATGTGACACCACGGCTGACCTTTTGACCCGCTCTATTATCTCCATCGCCAAGCGTATGGCAAAGACCGCCGATCCTCATATTCGTCCGATCAAGACGAAGGATGACGAGGAGTGGTATGTCATGTTCTGCGATCCGTATGCGTTCAAGGCACTGAAGAGCGACCTGGCTTCGGAGAATGCCTCGGCGCGTCCTCGCAACATGAATAACCCGATCTGGACCGATGGCGACCTGGTCTATGATGGCGTTATCTGCCGTGAGGTGCCTGAGATTGCCGATGCTGTGGATTACCTGGACGGTAGCAATACCACGGTTAATCTGCTGACTGGCGGTGCCTCAAGCGCCCGTGTCGCTCCCAACTTCCTCTGTGGTGCACAGGCTCTGGGCTTCGGTCTTGGCCAGCGTCCGCGGGTGATCGTTGACCGCGACTACGACTATGGCTTCCAGCCTGGCGTTGCAACGGAGTGCAAACACGACATCGATAAGATGTTCTTCAACAACAAACAGCATGGCATGGTTACCGTTTACACCGCCACTGTTAAAGACGCATAGGGGAGGTTAATCATGGCTGCTGTAACTAAGACTGGAACACGGGCTGCCGCTGGTATCCCGGTAGGTGGTGCTGGTCCCGCGAATGCTGTTCATGCATCGTGGGGCACGGTTACCGTTGAAGCTGATAGTGAAGATGGTGACATCTTTAAGGTGTGTAAACTCCCTGCTGGGGCCACTGTTCTCAGTGGTCACATCATCTCAACTGATGGTGATACCGGCATTGAGTCTCTTGACATCGACATCGGCTGGGCTGCAACTGATGACGAGGTCGCTGACCCTGATGGGTTTGGTAACCTCGGTGTGTGGACTGGTGATACGTCACCGGAGAAGCCATTGGCAGGAACCTACATTAACTTTGCAGGTGTACTGACAACGGTTGGTCCGAAGACCTTCACCGCCGCCGCAACAATCCAACTTGAAACCAATGCTGCTGCCGCAACTGGCGTGGCAATGGAAGTGACGGTTGTTGTGTACTACGTTTTCAACGCAACCTAGTAATTGATCGCCCCCCTTAACCGGGGGGCTTTCTTATGATTGAAAGAGAGCAATGGGATTTCCACCCTGAGTGGCTCGACTATGTTAAGCGTTCCTGGGAAGGGCGCGGACGGGTTGAGCAGATCAAGGTAGAAACCTCTGAATCACTGGCCTTCAAGGCGAGGGCAACAAGAGCGTTTGAGGATCACGGCATTCCTGTGAAGACGGTCAAAACTTACTTGTCCGTCCAGGTGCCGAAGACGGGTGACGGCTACGATGAACACTACCCGCACATTCACTACCCACTCAATGCCACCACGTTGGTGCATTATCTGCAGCCGGGCGACATCCCGGCGCCACTCAACATACTGGAGGACGGGGAGGTGATCGAATCTATTGTGCCGGAGCAGGGTCTGACGGTCTTTATGCCCAACAGTACCTGGCACGGCGTCCTGAGGAATAAGGGCACGGTGGACCGTATCCAACTAATCGCAACCGCACTGAGGTAGACATGAAATTCAGAAACATCAGCAATGCAGAGATGGCCGGCGTCTACGGCTACCGATTCCGTCCCGGTGAGGAGGTCGAGGTCCACGAGGACAACCTGATCGCCAAGTTCAAGAACTATGGCTGGCTTGAGGTGGTTGAAGAGAAGCCTGTTAAGAAGGTCAAGAAGAAGGCCAAGAAGAAAGCCTGATGGCTGTCACCAAGACACTGCTGGCCAACAAAGTCCTCGAGAAGCTGGGCCGGATACCGGCAGGCGGTACGGTGGACTCTGATGACCAGACCATATGCGATGACGCCTACGACTCGGTCTACGAGGAGTTGAGGACGCTGCACCTGCTTGACTGGGGATCGAGTGAGAGTATTCCGACCTGGGCCATGCTGCATGTGCGTGAGATCATAGCGAACCGGGTGGCCAATGACTTCGGTCTTCCCAGGAACCAGAACGAGGAGGAGGCCGCTAAGATGGCGATGGCCAAGCACCTGGCGGTGGATTATTCCTACCAGCCGACACAGGCCACCTTTTACTGATGAGAATCCCACCCATTGCGACACTGGGTATCGAGGAGTTCTCCGGCGGAGAGATCACGGTCCCGATCTCCCGAGTGGTCAACGGGATCTTTGCCAAACGCTCCACGGGCAAGTTCTATGTCACCCAGAGGCCGTCGCTTGATATAAACCACGACGCAAGCGTCGATGTGACCGATGCCAGAGGACGCGGCATCTTCTACTGGGAGGCGAACAGCGCCGAGTTCTTCATCAACGACAACAAGGTCTACAAGGGCGACTACAATACACTTGTCAATGAGGCCGCAGTTACGGTCACCGATATTGATGGCGATGGCACAACCGCAACGGCAACCGCGGCCTCGCATGGCTACAAGACGGGTGACAAGATCACTATCGCAGGGGCCTCAGATTCTCTGCTGAATGGCGAGTTCGTCATCACCAGAACGAATGACAATGTCTTCACCTATCTCTCGACATCGAGCGCCACCAATGACAGTGGTACAGCTGTCAGGGGTCTTGGCGGGGGTGGTACTGACCGGGTCTACTTCTTCGAGATCGGCGACTACCTGGCCATCATTGACCCGGAAGACAACACCGGATGGTACATCGCGGTGGCAACGTCCACGGTGCTGCACGAGATTGTTGATACGGACTTCCCGGGTCATCACTCCTCGAGCGGCCTGAGCCTTGCCCGTGGCGGGGCGGTCCTGGATGGCACCCTCTATGTGATGGACACCATCGGCAGCATCGCCGGCTCTGATCTGGAGACGCCGGTAGACTGGGATGCCCTGAACTTTCTCACTGCGGAGGTCGAGAAGGATGGTGGCGTTGCACTGACAAAACACAATAACCATGTCGTCGCCCTGGGTAACCGGACCATCGAGTTCTTCTACGATGCCAGGAACCCGACAGGGTCCCCGTTAGCAGCAAGACAGGACATCGTGCACGAGGTCGGTATCTCTGACTTCGATACGATATGGTCTGACCAGAACACCATGTTCTTCGTGGCACAGACGAAGACCGGCGGGCTGACGGTCAAGCAGATGACGGCCATGGCGCTGACGGACATCTCCAGCGGAGATCTTGATACCTTCCTGACATCTGCGGTACAGACGGACAACAAGAAATTGGTAGCAAGCGGGTTCTCCACTGGGGAGACGGTGTTCTACATCATCACGGTCTACCACGTGACCGGCGACATCGTGCCGTTGGAGTCCATTGTCTACAACACATCGACAGGCACCTGGACACAGTTCGAGTTGATGCACACCGGGATCAATGACTGCCCGCTGATTAACTGGACGGTGGCAACGGATACAAGACTCTCGCAGGGGATTCTCTCCAACGGCGATGTGATTACCGTATCGGATGACTACAGCCCCTATGACTCGGTCAATGCCACGGCTGGTGTCTATGAGGCGGACACCTACGAGGAAGACGTCTACACCGCGGGAAGCCCGGGTTATGGCACGGCGATCTCGATGGAGATCATCACTGGCGAGACGGACAACGAAACCACGAACACAAAGTTCATGTCATCTCTCAGAGCCGCTGGCCCGAAGACAAAGACATCCCAGACCCTGACCGTGCAGTGGTCGGATGAGGACAACGACAGCTACAACACTGGAAAGACCATCGATACATCGATACCAGGCCATCGGATAAACCGGCTCGGGTCTTATCGGAGACGAAACTTCAAACTCACCTACGCCGGCACCGAGCAGTATGAACTGGATGCTCTCGAGGCTGACGTAAAGGCAGGTAATTACTAATGGCAAACAGAGACATCGTAACCCGATCAGGTAATGCGGCGGCGATCAACGCCACCCAGCATGACCAGAACATCAAGTCCCTTGCCGGGACGGTAGAGACGCAGACCGGCACGACATACGAGGTGGTCTACACCGACCAGGGCAAGACCATTGAGTTGGACAATGCCTCGATGACCTGCACCCTGGACGCGGTTGCCGACATCATCGCCCTGATCGATACCGATGACTTCAAGGTCAGACTGAAGAACATCAACGCAGCAGCTGCCACGGTCCAGAGGACCAGTCCCGATACCATCGATGGCCAGAACAGCATCAGCCTGCCATATCTCGGTACCGTTGTCCTGCAGACCAATAGTGCAAACGATACCTGGCGCATCATCGGCGGTTCGCTGCTGACGCATACCGAGGAGACGGCCCTGTCTGGGATTACCCCCGGAACGGCAGCGGCCAGCAAGGCGGTGGTGCTGGATGCGTCTAAGGACATCACTGGTCTTGGGGATGTCACCGCAGATAAGGTGACCACCACGGGTAATATTGAATTAGGAAATGCTGCTGATACGACGCTCTCAAGGCAAAGTGCAGGCGTAGTGGCTATTGAAGGTGTCAATATCGTTACCAGAACAAGTACAGATACCCTCACCAATAAGACCCTCACCAGCCCGACATTGACTTCGCCAGTGCTGGGTACGCCATCTTCCGG